AGAATAATCTAAGCAGTAATGCGTTGCTCGAAAAGTTTCAAGAAGACCTTTTGCTAACTTCCCTATTAACTCAAAACCTAGTGCTAATAATTGTGGAAGATTCTCTACAATCGCTTTTATCAAATGACCAATAATAGAGCCAATCGCACCTAAAATAGTAGGCAGATTCTTTAAAATACCATTTGCTAATTTTAAGATGATTTCAACACCTTTTTCCAAGAACTTAGGCAAGTTATCTTTTAAAAACATTACAGTTGAGTCAATTAATGTATTAAATCCTTCCACTAATTGTGGAAGATTATCGACAAGCCCCTGTAAGATGTTCAGAAGAATATCTGCACCACCTTCTAACATGACTGGTAGGTAGTCCGTAATGATTGCAAAGATATCAATCAGAATGTAGTTAAAATCATTTAATAAATCAGGAATCTTTTGAATAATTCCATTTGCAAAATTTGAAATTAATGCAACGCCATTTTCAATAAGTGCTGGAAAGTTTGATTCTACAACTGGAGGAATATTTTCCAAAAGCTCTGCAAAGCCAGCAATAAACTCAGGATATCCAGTCACTATTCCTTCAATCAAATTCGTGACCAGTTGCGCCCCATTCTCAATAAAAATAGGTCCTACTGTCTTAAGGAATGTAACAACCATTGATGGCAGGCCAGTTAATACATTTGTTAGCATTGGTATAAAATTGCCAAACAAGAATGTTGCAACAGTTGATGCAAGCCCCTCTAAAGCCGGTGTAATATCCTGCCCTAGCGATAGACCGCCAATAACATTAAGTGCTGCAGCCTTCATTGCAGCAAATGAACCAGTAAATGTTGTACTTGCTTCTTTAGCCGTTGTACCAGTAATATCCAATTCGCTTTGGATAACGTGAATTGCAGAATATACATCTGCTAGATTGTTGATATCATACTTAACGCCAGTTATCTTTTGCGCATCTTTTAACAGACGTTCCATCTCAGTCTTTGTACCACCATATCCAAGTTTTAGGTTATCTAGCATGGTGTAGTTTTGTTTAGCAAATCCTTGATAAGCCATCTGGATAGATTCCATCGATGTACCCATTTTATTTGAGTTATCAGCCATATCAATCATTGCTGTATTAGCAGCTTCAGCAGCTGCTTCTGTATCGCCCTTTAATGACGATAGCAAACTGGCACTAAAGCCAGTTACATTTTCCATATATGCATTTGCGCTCAATCCAGTAGTTACGAAAGCATCGTTCGCATATTGTTTCATTCTGTCAGCAGAGCCTTTATAAAGTGTTTCAATTCCACCTAAAGACTGTTGCAGTGCAGCACCTTCATTGATGGATGCCATCAATGCTTTACCAATTCCAGCCGCAACAATAACTCCTTTAATTGTATCGACTAATCTCGATCCAGTAGCCTTACCAGCGCTATCTGCTTCAGCACCTAGCACATTTGCAATTGAACCTGTAATACCTTCCGCAGAAGGTACAATCTGCACAAATGCAGAGCCTAAATTACTCATGAATTTCTCCTCCTGCTATTCTGTTCCATTCAGATTTAAATTCTTCGATAGATGAGAATCTATTAACTTCATCATTTGTAGTCCCCATTAATTTATCTACTAGCATATTTGGCGGATTAATACCTTTTGAACCATCTTTAGTTTTCGCCCACCAAAGCAACGACAATCTATCAATCATCATTGCCATCATTAATTTATCTACTTGTACATTTGAATCTGAAAGCAACATCTTGATGCGTGAATCCTCCCTTAAACCAAAAGAAAGGGTTGCCAATGTTAAAATCGACAACCCTGTTATATCTAAAATATGATATGTTTCTGCTAAATCACAGAGCCACGCATCACGGTCTGTTTTGATCATCCTGGCAAGGGCAATTATTTTTTTACTTCTTTACACGTTTTAAAAATGTCTTCGATTTCTGCAATCACTTTATCTGCTGGAACCTTACCATTTTTATTACGACAATGCTCATATAAAGATGCTTTTTGCTCCTTACCCAAAAGCATACCAGCAGCCTTTAGGATGTAGTGTTCTTCTCCATCATCCACCTTCATTAGAACTTCTAATAATTCTGCATCATTAAAGTTTTCCTTCGGTATCACAAATTTAAAACCAGTTTTTGTTACACCTTTAAACGTCTCATCATTTTGAATAGCAATTGTTTTCTTAATTGTCTTTGCCATAATCAATCTCCTTAAGCAGCAGTTTCCTTAATATATTCGTAATGAGTATTACCGTCATCATCTGGTAATGCAGTTACTGTAATTTCATATGCAATTAGCTCATCATCTTTATAAGTAATTTCTCCAACCTCTGAGATTTTACCTTCTGGAATGACAATACGCTTTGCAATACCATTACGTAAGATGATTTCGATAACATATTCAGCACTTTCAAGTTCTTTTGCATTTGCAGAAACCTTAATTCCTGTAGCTAGCGCTCCTGAAACATTTCCTGAACCATACACAGTAGCAAGTACATCCGTATTTAATGATTCAATTAAAGTATAAGAAAATTTATCTGTTTTTTCAGTCTGTACAGTATCAACGATATCTCCGCCCCACGCTTTTACATTCTCAGTACTAGCCGTGTTTTCGTTAGTTAGCCCATCTTCTGAAATATATCCTAATGCTTTAAAAGCAGCATTTAGTCCTGTAGTTGCATCAGTAGGAAGAGCCGTTCCTAATGGTGCTGAATAAATAGCTCCACCTATTTTCGGTTTCGCTGATGTTACATTGCTTACATTTGCCATTTTTTAATCTCCTTTTTAATAATAATGAATATCGAATACAGCTTGATATCGGTATTCTTTAGTCTCTAAATCAGTATAATTATAATCACTATTTAAACTAACTTTTGAAACCTCAGACACGGTTATCAAGTCATACATTAGATTTTTAATTTTTTCGTTTAATTTAGCAGCTTCAAACATAGAAGCTCCATAACTTTGAATTGCTATTGTTGATGAATTTAAAAAGTTTTCTCTACTTCCGCTTGTTTTTTGAATTACTATGAATTGTTTAGGTAAATTTTTCTGATGTTCAAAAACAATTGGTATATTAAGTGTTTTTGATAGATATTCTTTGACAATAAGTTCAATCATTATCTCATTGCCTTTAATAAAGTGTTATTTTTGTTGTTATCTCTAATAGCCTTACGTGTTTTTGTTTTAACACTGACATTCGCCCTATTCTTACCTACGAATGAATTAATTTCATAACCGTCTCCTGCTGCTTCTTGAATTCCTCTAGCCTTATCTTTAAGTACTTCAATCATCTCAGGACTTTTCATTAGTTCTGCCACGCCGTTATAGTTTAATTCAAATTTTTTACTCATATTTTTCAACCATAATCTTTCTATTCCAACTTAATGGAATCATTGGTTCAATACCCTCTTGCGGAATACCTATAGTTCGCCATTTTCTACCGAAAAATACAACTTCTCTATTTTCCCAAGTGTTTTTATCTCCCTTAGGTATTCCCAGCTGGTATTCAGCCTTTTTACCAGTTAAATTAACTACATTTGTGACATCTTCAGTTTTAACAGGGGCTACTATCACATTTTTTACGACTATTTCTTTGTCAACAAAAATAGGATGATTAAATTCATCCGCACCATTTTCTACTTTATCTATCAAAACTATATCTATACCTTTAAGTAATGTCATAGAAATCAATTACTCCGTATCGTTGTTTTTTTAGTCCTAAACGTTTCAACTCACTATCTTTTATAAACAGTCCTCCACCAGGCACTAAAAACGAGCCTGAAACAGAGTATCCAAGAGCCGACTCAGAATATTGAGTCATAGGCTCTTGATTAGTAGATGTCATGAGAGTTCTTGCCACAATGTCAACAACGACCGATTTTACAAGGTAAGAATAACTCTCATCTTGTTTAACTAATAAATCTAAGTCTTTCTTAACTTTTTTAGCTTCAACTCTAAGAACGTGTGAAACTGTTCTTAAAAGCTCCTCAGAGCGGCACAACTCATGAATTTCAACTTTTCTCCATAAAATTTCTAAATCATCAACGCTAGCAAACGGTTCAAGTGCATTCATATTACACCTCTATTCTTCGTCAGATTCCTCTTCTGACTTAGTTTTTTTAGTAGATTTCGTAACTTCTTTTACAAGCTCCCAATCTCCTGAAAGTTCACTCTCTGTTACTATCTCTACTTCAGTTTCTTTATGTTTATAAACGTACATAAGTTACCTCCTATACTTCTTCTACACGAGCAAATGCTTTTTCATCAAGAATTCCCCATCCGATATAAGCTTCAGTACGTAAAAGAATTTCATTGTATGCTTTTAAGTCTCTACCTGCTCCATCTGGGTCTCCATATTCAATAATTTCCATAGGAATGTTTTCAGCATATCCCCATTTGAATCTATTTTGGAAGTCCCCAACAATAGCATGATTTTTCTTACCTTTTCCGCTTTGAGCAGTTAAAGTTTTGTTAATATCTAACTCCATACCAAAGAAATTATCTGGACGTTGTCCAAATCTAAATTCTGGGAATTGTACAACGTTATTGACTTTAACTTTAGACATTGCTTGTCCTGCAGCTGGTGACATTGCAATTCCAGTTACTTCATTGTCAGTCGCAACAATAGCTTGAACTGCATCATCGATATTGCTATCAATCGTTGCAGCGTTGTAAGTCACAACATTTCCTGTTACTAATCCGTCAAATGAGTTAGTCGCTTTGAAACTTGCATCAGTTAATCCTTTCGGTTCTAATCCGTGAATCGCTGCAATGTCAAAAGCTTCTGCGATTTTTTTAGCAAAGCCATCTGCGTAATGTTTTAAGAAGTTCAGTTTTTTCTCATCTGAAGCATGCATAAATTCGTCTGTAATACGTGCTTGATATACAAATTTTAGCGGTGTAATAACTTTAGAAGTAATTACAGCTTTCCCAGCTCCTTTTAATTCTCCTTCTCCTACAATTTGTGCATTACCTTCTAAATTAAAAATAAATTGTTCAGTTCCGTTAAATGGAATAGGTTGTTGATTTGATAATTTAGCAAGAGTTGAGCGCCCTTGCACTTTGTTCATAATTTCTGTTACTAATTCTGGGTTAAATAAAGTCCCTTTTTTTGTTGCTGTTGATTCTGCCATTTTTTTATTCTCCTTTTTTTATCTTAAATTTTTAACAACATCACGCCATGCTGAGTCCACTCCTTTTTCTTTAAAAGCAGGTTCTTTATCAGCTAATGGCTGTGTATAATTTTTAACACTTACTAATGATGCAAGACGTTCTGCATCCTCGTTCAAACTTTCTTCAGTATCACCTTGCAGTCTGTCAGCTAAGTCAAACGGTAGACCGTTTTTTATAGCTATTTGTTGTTTAAGCGATTTATTTTTCCAAGCAGTCACATCTTTTTCAAGGTCAGCAATTTTGCTAGCTGTTGAGCTTTCACTTGTTTCTTTATCAGTGATAGTTTGTTTTAAGTTTGTATTTTCCGTCTCTAAATTTTTTATCTTTTCTGCTAAAGTATCGTAATCAGAGTACTTAGCTTTCTCACGATCTAATCGTGATTTTATAATTGCATCTAATTGTTCTTGAGTTTCAATTACTTTAAATTCTGTCATTTTTTTATTCTCCTTTATCCGGATTACCCGTCCGTTCGGTAATTTAAGCTAATTAATAGCTTATCCTTTGTTTTTTCTTAGGCTTAATCGAGTGACAAGCCCAATGTGCAAGTAATGCACTATCCAATAACGAAATATCCATATCATCAAACTGCGATTTATAGCCAAACCCACCATTAGTACCGATACTACGTTTTTCACAATTTGTAGCTACTTTCCTTAATGATGGTTGACCGTTATGGCAAATAGTCTTTTGAAATATACCTTGTTCGAAAACTGAGTTAGCTGTGATTATTTCTTTAACAGTTGGTAATATAATGTTCTTTATCTTATAGTCTTTCAACTCCTCTTCTAACAATTTCTGACCGCCCGCACCATCCACAACGATGTTTGCTACGTCAGCATTTTTTAAGAAATTAATCAACCACATATTACCATTTCTTAAACTTTGACAATCAATGGTTTCAATGAAAATACGTTCATCATTAGTCCTAACTGCAATGCTCATGCTTACATTAGTTCCATCATTTCCGTATTTAATACCAACGAATAACTTGCCTTTAAAATTAAGTTTTCCGTTTATTTGCAATCCGTCCCACTCCCTCTCACTAATTACAGATTTTTGAGAGAACGATGGCCAAAAACCAAGACGTTGAACATTGTGATCTAGCTTATCTTCACCAAGCTCAGCTTCAATTTTCCTTTCAGTTAAATGATAACCTAATGAAGGATTAGAATTGTACCAAGCATCAATATCGTTTATTTCTTTTTCAGCCTCAACAGACCACTCCGCCCATCCAGAGTATTTACTCTTTCCGAATAAGCAAGATTCACGATATTTAGTAAATACAGTCCCTATTGACACTGGTGTAGGAGGTGTTCCACACATTACTGTCATAGGGTTTTTACTATCTGTAACTGTATATTTTAAAGCAGATTCTTGTTCAATCGTATATTCCTGTGCTTCGTCAATTATCATTAAGTCGAAACCTTCACCAAGACCACCATTTTTAGTCCTAGTCCTAAATTGAACCACTCCACCAGTGGAATATAGCTCAATTCTTTCTTGACCTTTAGCACGGATAGAATTAAAGTCCTCTCCGTCTACATATCCCATCTTTTCAAGGTATTTTTTAACCTTTTCAAAAGATGAATGAGAGGTGCTAATTCTGTGTGCTGTATGTAAAATGTTGATACCTTGATGTAACGCCCAAATTTCAAGAATATACACAATCTCTGTCTTCCCGTTACGACGTGGTAACGAATAGCCAAATTTCTGATGTGTCCACAATCCTTCTTCATCTGTTGCCATTATTGCTTTTAATAGATTTAACTGCCAATCATACACATCTAACTTAGTTCTTTTATATAGATTTACAGCTTCTTGATAGCGACTTTCGTTATAGTCTAAAATCACCGATTGAGTAGGAGTTTGTCTACCAAATTTACCCATTTAGTCGCTCCTTTCCAATCCACCTAGTTTAATGCCATACGGTAGGGCAATTTATTGACTTTTTTTATTTTTTATATTATAATAAAGGTAAATAAAAGAGATGTTTATCCTCCTCCCCCACAATTTTTGGAGGGGGGTCGACATCTCTTTTTTTATTTTTTAATAACATCTTCTATGTTATTATCTTTTATTAATACTATATTTTTAACCCAGGTTCTATGTGGATTTTTATATAATCTATTCAATCTTTTATCTATATCTTCTCGGGATAAACCCGATTTTGTATAGTCCAACACAAAACTACTAGCTTGTTTTTTCCCACTTTTTATGGCCGTATCTATATTATTTTTCCCTGTACTAGTTATTTCTTTTAAATCATAAGCGATTCCATTTAGTAAATAATCTGGACATGAAATATTTTTAGGATTATGAAATTTAGGATTTAACTGTACTTCTAATCCAAATTTATTTGCTATCAGTTCAGCAATTTCTTTTTCTTTTACAGAGTAATCTAAGATAACATTTTTTCCATCAACAAAATACTTAGTCCCATTATTCTCCCAATACCTAGCCTCTATAACTTTAGGTTCTTTATAATTTTTCAACCATTCTGCTTTGATACTTGTATAAGGTAATTCTTTACTACCTTCTTTTGATTCATATTTTATTTTTTTAGTATGAACATCTTGTCTAACACCTTTTTTAGGAATATATTCAACGGTACAACGGCAGTTTTGATGTCGTCTATATACATCTTTAGGTACAGCAGGATATCTATATGTACCTACTAAATTTTTACACCATTTACAACACTTACCAGTTTCTTTTCTAATGATTTTAGGACTCATGCCTGATTTATAATGAAATTCAGCATTTTTTCTCACCATATCATCTACTACAGACTGACTAAAGTTGACTATAGGAGAACCTAACAACCATTTTGACTGTTCAAAATCATCTTCTTTTAACCTGCTTACTAATCCATCTATTCTACTTTGATTTATTTGAGGGATTTGTGTTTCTAAACCAATTTTAGCTTGTTTATTCAAAATATCTTGAACCATTTTACCAAAATCGGTTATTAATCTGTGATTTTCTTTTAATCTATCATTAAGAATTTGTTCAATAATCTCTCCAGGATTTTCAGTAATATGAATATTAAAAGCAGTGGTTAGGATTTCTCCTAAAGCCACTGCATAATCATTTACATCCTCATAGGAGGTAGCTTTAATACTTACATTTTTTAAGCGTTTCTCGAACGTTTGAGTAATACGTCCTAATAGATCGTTACTCATTTACTTTCTCCAAGATTTCAGTTTTATTTAACATTACCTCTGCTTCTTGTTTACTCATTCCCGTAGATGTAAGAAGTAAAATAGCATTCTCTTTAGAAAGTACTCCTTTTTGATAGTTACTTAAAAGTGAAGTAATCTCATATGTAGAAATTACTCTATTATTTTTCTTATCCTCTGAGTTAGTAGTTTTTTGTTCTACTTCCTCAATTTTCGGAGTAGCATTCATATCACCTTTAATACCAGTTAAATCTCTAATTACATTAGAATTAATATATCCTGGTAATGCTTGATTAAGCTTAATTACACCATCACCGATTAAAGTAAGCATATTAGCATCAGCCTCAAATAGAGGTTCCCATTTCGGTTTAGTATCAATAAAACGACCTCTGTTATATTTGAAATCATCTCTTAAGCAACAAGCAACGTAAGCAACGTTTAAAAGTCCACTCCCTAGAGAGCGTTGCGCTTTTCTTCCGGCAAGTCTTAAATTTTTATGACTAGCTTTAATAGCTTCAACTGAAGATGGATTATCAGACACAAAACCTAAATCATCAAGAGTAAGTCCTGTTTCTCCAGCAAATAAAGCAGCTGCTGTTCTTAGTTGTTCAGTGAACGGAGACATTGACGGAGTGGTGAATTGTCCTACTGCAGGTTTATCTCCATTTTCATTAACTGTGATTTGTAGCATACTAGATACAGTCGCTTTCCATGTTTCAAGCGGTTCGGCATCAACATCCATTCCTAACACATATTTCTGAGGGAATGAATAAAACTCTGCTGTAATATCCGCCCTTTCTAACGTCCTTTTAGCTAATTTCTGATAGTACATTCCCGACCTTGTTATTCTTGACCTACCAAAAGGCCTTACGCTATCTGGCGCATGAATAACAGGTACTAATAACGGAATACCAGCAGTATTTGTTATTACTGTTGATTGACCCGTTCTCTTGTCATTAATCACAGTTTCTTTATCTGTGAAATAAGCTTCTAACAGTGCTTTATCATTTTCATCTTTTTTTAGAATTGCATATCCTTCAGTTAATAGTCCTGTTATAGGATCTAATATTCCTGTAGCATTACTAGCTTCAATTACTTGTAATCGAGGGGTATCCTCCCCAACTTTTGAAATATACACAAAGCTACAAGAAGCTATAAGCGAGGATAGGATAACACTGTCGAAAAATATATCCGGATTATTTTGTTTGAATATGTCATTAACTTTAAAATCATCATTTTCAAACTCACGGAATACCAATCTATCAGCAAGGCTATCAACAGCCTTTGTACACCAACCCAAAACCGACCTATATTGATTTCTCAGTTGAGGTGGTATGGTTATTCCAAATTGTTCATCATTAAATTTCATTGCATACTGTCTATATCTTAAATCTACTCTACAATCAGTCAACGCAAGCTTTTTACGTAGGTAATTTATTCCTTTATATTCCAATAAAATCACTCCTTTCTTTTAATCGTTATTTTCGCACGAGAAAAAATGTACAGTGACGGCGTGAAGGTCAGCCGAAACCGTGGGGAGGGTCTCACCCCCCATAAACCTTTTTAAATCAATGTTTTCATTTTTAATTTTTTTAAAAACCTTGATAAATTAGGCTTTTTGTTCAATTTTTTCTTATTTTTGCTGTTTTTTTGCTTTTTTTACGTTTTTTCGCCTTTTTTTGGTTATTTTTGGTTATTTTTCCTTGTAATTCATCCAATCTAACAGTTTTGGTAAATTTCTGTTACCTATTACATCTTCCTTAATCTCTTTTTCTTTACTAAATAACTTATCTGACTTCTGTCTGTTGCAATAGAAGTGTGCTAACTGTAAGTTATCTATATCTGATGGATGACCGCCCTTAGCAACGGGGATTATATGGTCAATAACAGGACTTAAAGGGTCGGGGTATTTAATAGATTTATCTACAGGTTTACCACAGATTCCACAACAGTTTTGAGTCTTTAGCAGCCTCTGTTTGTTTTTATCGAATGCGGTACGGTGGGTACCGGTCTTGTCAAGCCTCACATTATTCTCCTTGCCTACCCCCTATTTTATAAGTCCCCTTTAAATTTTATGAGGAGGGGGGTATTTTAATATTTATACAAAATAAAAAAGCACCGATCAAAGTGCTTTTAATTTGTTTATTAAGTAAGTTTTAACGGAGGAATTCAATAACACTTTTTGCGTGTTCCACATTAATTTCTTTTTATAACCAGCAATTAAAAGAAATTCGTATTAACTAAAAATTTTAAAAGAGAAAAATATCAACCGTACCTTAACTCCTCCGTTAAACTTCTCACACTACCATTTTATCACATAAAAATGGCTCATTGGGCTCAACTTTTTAAAAATTATTTAAAAGTTTTACCAATCCTTCAACAGACTTTCTTACTTTCCTTTTAACTGTAGAAATATCCATATGATATTTGTTAGCAATATCGTAGTTTCTCATTCTCGTGAAATACTTGGAGTATATTATTCTATAACTTTCGGGACTAAGTGATTTTAAGAACTTATCTATACACTTAAT